TGTTCAGTATATCGATGAGTACAAAAGTGCATTTCCTAATTTCTTTCTTGAAATGCAAAGCCATAATACAGATGAACAGTGCCGATACAATCAAAAAGTGTTAGAACTGGCTGAGGCAACAAACACTGAGTTTGTTATTACTACGGATAGTCATGCTGCGACGAAGGATGATTTGTACTATCAGGCGCGCCACGTTCAAATCGCCCACGACGATGAAACCCTGACAGAGCTGTACGATGGCTGTTACATTCAGTCAGAAGCTGAGATTTATGAGGTTATGTCTTCCCAAATTGGAGAGGAGAACGTAAAGCTTGGCCTTGCAAACACCAATAAGGTTGCTGATATGATAGAAAATGTGGATATGCCATTTCAGGCACCGCAACTTCCCACATATCCGTTGCCAGATGGATTTGAAGACAATCTTTCCTACCTCAAACATCTTACGGAGAAAGGATGGAAACAAAGAGGTTTCTATAAGCTCAACGGCGACGCACAAAGAATAAGGGAGAAACGGCTTGAATATGAACTTGGAATTATTCACCAAATGGGGTTTGACGGATACTTCCTTATCGTGTGGGACTTCATTAAACATGCGAAAGAAAATGGACAGGCGGTAGGAGATGGCCGTGGTTCTGGCGGCGGCTCTATTGTGAATTTTTTGCTTGGAATATCAGAGCTTGACCCTATTGAAAATGATTTGATTTTCGAACGCTTCCTGAATCCGGAGCGTGTAAGTATGCCTGATATCGATTGTGATTTCTCGAACCGTGAGTTCATCATAGATTATCTTACACAAAAATACGGTGAAGACCGCGTATGCCAAATCATTAATTATTCGTATATAACCCCTATCGTGGCAATCAAAGATGTAGGAAAAGTACTTGGCATTCCGTATAGCGTCTGCGATCGAATAAGTAAAAAATTCACGTACAAGACGTTTGAAGAGTGTATTGAAAATAATAAATCATTACTCGATGATTATAGTGAATACAATGAGCTTTTCCGAATAGCTTCTCATATTTCCGGCCGGTTGCGCAACGTAAGCATCCATGCCGGCGGAGTTGGCATTGTTGATACAAAAATTACAGATTATATGCCAATGAAACTTGGAAGTAAAGGCGAACATGTCATTCAAGTCGATAAGAAAAAGGTTGAGGAAATCGGAATCATTAAGTTCGACGTACTTGGCGTCGCAACTTTGGCGGCTGTTCAAGAAGCAATGGAAGATATTGGACTGTCAGAATGGGATCTTAGCATAAACAATCCTGAGTTCGCAAATGATACAGCAATGTATGAATTGCTTGCAAGCGCAAGGACGAATGGCGTGTTCCAGGTTGAAAGCAGCGGTATGCGAGATTTGCTTTTGAGGTTGAAACCGACAAATCTCGAAGATGTTTCGGCCGTGCTGGCGCTGTATCGTCCAGATAGTATGGGTGCCCTTGAAGACTATATTGAGCGTAAAAACGGCGGAAAAGCAATAACCTACATCCATCCCGACATGGAACCGATTTTGAAAAAGACTTATGGTTGTATGATTTATCAGGAACAGCTCATGGATGTTGTCAGGAAATTTGGAGGCCGTAGCTACGGAGGGGCTGACAAGTTTAGAAAGGCTATCGGCAAAAAGAATATTGAACTTGTAAAAGAAGAGTCTGAGAAGTTGTATGGAGAAATTATTGCAAACGGATATCCTGAAGGGATTGCAAAACAAATCAGCGATGATCTCAAAGAAAAAGGCGGATATCTTTTCAATAAATCGCACTCTGCGCTTTACTCCATTCTAACGCTCAAGACTGCGTATTTGAAAGCGCACTACCCGGAATACTTTTTTAAGGCGTTACTCAACCAGAACCGCAATGATTATGGCGTAATTAATAAGTACATCATAGACACAAAGGCGTTTGGCGTTAGTGTATTGCCTCCCAATATCAATCGGTCAGAACGATATTTTACGGTGCATAACTCTAAGATACTGTTTGGCCTTGAGGCCATCCGAGGGGTTGGGGAAAAGGTTGTGACACAGATTCTGGAAGAACGTAAAGCAAATGGGTTATTCACAGGACTTAACGATTTTATCACGCGTGTTTCTCCGTCCACTGCGGTGGTGGTATCGCTCATAAAAGCCGGCGCGTTACCATGCAAAGACAAACGTGAGTTGTTGGAGCGTTATGCGCAATCACTTTTTGAGCAGAAAGAATACACACCGGTAAAAACCATTTACACGCATAAAGTCATGCTCAATAAATATGGAATTGATTGTTCGGTGATTAAAGGCAAGGAAGAACGCCTGGCATTGCTTAACAGCAGAAAACGCATTGAATTTTATACCTGTCAGGAACAAAGACGCATGAAAGAGATGCATGAGTTTGAAGAAAAGTATATGCAGAACGAAGCGTTTTGGGAATTTGAGGCGTTGTCCATTTTTCTTGGCGTCAATCCATTCGAATACGCATATCAGTACATCAATGTGGATTATGATGAAGCTGCCCCTGATACCAATGTAACAATCGTAGGTATCATTGCCAATGTTCAAAAGAAGAAGGACCGAACAGGAAAACAGTTCGCTTTTTTGAATATGTACTCTGTGTTTGGTTTGATGGAGGTTGTTTGTTGGCATACACAATTCAAACAGAATGAAGATATTATCAGCAGAGGTGCTCAAGTGGCAATGCTGTGCAAAAAAGGAGGCGATGAAAAGCTTACGGCAGTAAAAGCAATTAAGCCATATACACAGTGGCTAAAAGATAGAAAAATATCAGACATTTAGTGTCGGAAAGGAGTAGCAAGTATTTCTGAAAGATTAAAATTTACAATTGTCCCTCAGATACAGCGATACTATGGCAATGACTTTGGAGTATATGTTTTTTCAACAACTGATGATATTCCAAAATTTGACGAGCGCGAGGTTTCGCCTTTTGACGATGAAGAAGCAACCCAAAAAACAAAATGGTCAATTCTAGCTGGCAATATGCAGCAGTTAACAGTCGGCCAGGAGTATGACGTTGAAGCGGAATTGGTATTCAATAAGAAATATAAATCTTATCAGTATAAACCGTACGTGGTGATTTCAAAGCGGCCATCTACGAGGGAAGAACAGGAAAAGTTTTTACATGCATTACTGACTAATAGTCAGGCGAATGCTCTTATCTCTGCTTATCCCAATATTGTAAATGAAATTATAGAGGGAACAGATAATGTAGATTTGCAGAACGTCAAGGGAATAGGATACGCAACATATGAGCGTATCAAGGATATGGTGCTCAGCAATTATGTGATTTCCGATATTCTTTCTCTTCTTCAGCCACTTGGGGTCAGTTATAAGATGATTCAAAAGCTATTGTCCGGAGAGCCTAATCCATCGCTCCTCAAAGCTCAATTGCTGGATAATCCGTATATCATGACACGCATCAGAGGGCTTGGCTTTAAGCGTGTCGATGGTCTTGCGCTCAAATTGAATCCACAAATCATTGATTCGCCTAAGCGTGCGATAGCGTTCGTTAAATGGTTCCTGAATGAATCAGCCGAAACAGATGGCAATACTTGGGTCACAGTTGATGTGCTCGAACAAGCTGCAAAAGATAATATCCCGGAATGCAAGGACGCATATTACAGGTTGATATCTCAAGAACAGCAGAATGAAATGCTCCTTCATTTTGATTATGCCAAAGTTGGATTGAAGCGGTATTTTGAGTTGGAGACAGGCATTTATGACATTTTGAAGGAAATCGATTCATACAGCGATGATTGGAATCTTAATGCAGAAGACGCTGTCGGTGAAGCAGAACATGACCTTGGCTTCACTTTTACTGAGGAACAATGTGCGGCGGTCAAGAGCGCCTTGAATCGTAACTTTTCGTGTATTTGCGGATTTGCAGGCACAGGTAAGTCCACATTGCTTAATGCGATTGTAAAAGCGTACAAATATAAAATGGTGTCGTGTTGTGCTTTATCGGCTAAAGCCGCGCAAAGAATCGTAGAAGCCACTGGGCATGAAGCGTCTACGATCCATCGGTTGCTTGGGTGGAACGGAAAGTCATTTGTCCATGACAACAACAATCCGCTTGCGGCTGATGTTGTTATTCTCGATGAGGCGTCAATGGTAAATGTCGAGTTGTTCTATGATCTTATCAGAGCTGTGAAGCCGGGCGGAAGGCTTATTGTGTGTGGAGACAATCGGCAGCTCCCTCCGATTGGTGCTGGCAATGTGTTCAGTGATGTGCTTGATAAAACGAATGTATTCAATATTCTTATGCTTACAAAGGTCATGCGCCAAGCGCTAGACTCTGGAATTTTGATGGATGCTAACAAAATTCGTATGGGGATAAATCCAATTAAAGAGCCGGAGCTGAAAATTGTAAGCGGCAAACGTGAGGATATGGTTTACATGTTTCGTGACAGCAATGAGGCCATTCAAAACATAGCAATCAAAACGTTTCTCTCTACGGCAGAAAGAGAAGGAGCGGATAATGTGGTGATCGTAGTGCCCAGAAAAAAAGATTGTCCGAACTCAACGACTGTGATGAACAAAATCATTCAGGACGAGTTGCTGCCGGCATCTGAGCACAAAGAGCATATCGATTATGGCACAAAAACATTTCGCATTGGTTCAAAGGTCATTCAGCGTGAAAACAACTATGATAAGAATGTCTTCAATGGTGAGACAGGATATGTCACGAGCATTTTTGAAGATGGTGAGGGTGATGAAAGAACTCAATGTTTTACGGTTGAGTATTCATCCGGTGGAGATAAGAAGCTTATTACATACAAAAGAAGCGAAATGGGCCAAGTGGAACTCGCATATGTTCTTACAGTTCATCTTGCTCAGGGCAGCGGATATAAAACTGTAATTGTGGCAATTGATACCACACATTACATTTTGTTGGATAGCTGCTTGTTGTATACCGCGCTTACGCGCTCAAAAGAACGCTGTTTATTGCTTGCGCAGCCGAAAGCGTTTCTAAGGTGCATTCATAATAATAATTCTATTTCGCGCCAGACATGGCTTAAATTGATGTAATTGGAGGACTAAAGATTTGCGTACACTGGCAAGTATTAAGGAAATTGCAGCACTGCATCCGATTGAAGGGAAAGACCGTATTGAGCTTGCGATCATTGATGGATGGAGTGTTATCGTAAAGAAAAACGAATTTCAGGTTGGCGACAAATGTGTTTATTGTGAAATTGATTCGGTACTACCTGAGAAGCCCGAGTTTGAATTTTTAAGAAATAAGAACTTCCGAATCAAGACGATGAAAATGGGCGGCGTTATCAGCCAGGGCATTTGTTTTCCGTTGAGTATTCTGCCGGAAAGCGAGTACAAAGTTGGTGACGATGTTACAGACATCATGGGTGTTAAACAACATGAACCTACCATGGACAGAGAGCCGAAGTCACTTGGTGAAACGCAGCTCGATTCAAAAAAGTATCCAAAATGGCTCATGAGGTTCAAATGGTTCAGGAAGCTCGTGCGTCGCTACGACAAGCGCGGATCGAAAGCTTTTCCGGCATTCGTACACAAAACAGACGAAACACGCATTCAGAACATTCCTTTTATTCTAAAAGAAAAGCAGCCATTTGTTGCTACGGAAAAAATTGATGGACAAAGCGGAACATTCTGCCTTGAACGGCACAAATCTAAGATACCACTCATTAAAGATAAGTTTGAGTATATGGTTTGCTCTCGGAATCTGCGTTTGTTTAACAAAGACAACTCTTCATACTGGTCCGTGTCAGACCGATACGACATTGAAAAAGTGCTTAGAAAGCTTATCGGGAATTTTGATTGGATTGCCATTCAGGGAGAATGCATTGCCCCCAATGTACAAGGCAACAAGTACAAAGTTAAGATTCCGGATTTATATGTGTTTAATATCATCACTCCAGAAGGGCGTATGAGTTCTTTGAACGCCAAAAATATTTGCGAAGCGAATGGTTTGAAGTTTGTTCCAATTATTGACACCAGCTACATTCTTCCGGATAAAGTAGACAAAGTGCTTGAATATGCGCATGGAAAGAGCGCGCTCGGCTCGACATTGCGCGAAGGGATTGTTTTTCGTTCGCAAGATGGAAAAGTAAGCTTCAAGGCTGTAGATCCGCTGTTTCTAATTAAATATGATGAATGAGGTTTGTTATGAAAACTCTTATTCTTCAGGAAGGCAATAAGTGATAAAAAGCATGTGTGAAAAAATATATAAAGACGAATCAGTGAAGGCTCGAACAGAACAGTTTTGTCCATGCCAGCACAACATTAAAGTCGTATATGAACGAGACTGGATAAATGATACTGAAAACGAAATTCCGGTATGTGTCGAAATTGATGGTGTGCATATTGAGACTGAAAACATTACAACAATGCTAGATAGAGTAAGGGACCAAGAAATGGGATTTGTTTATTGCGCGCTTATAGTATTTGGAGTTACACTTATCGTCATTCTTATAGCGATAGTAATTTTCGCAGTGACTGTTTTACCTTTTGTTTAACGCTATTATCGAAAGTATGAGAGAAATCAGAGAGATAATAGAAGCTATAATATCTGTCCACTTGTCCGCGATGTATTTTAGTATGGATTTATAATAAGACTCTCTCCACTTTAATCCAGTATACGACAGATGTACCCCCTATTGGATTCGGTACGCCCATTTCATATGTGAGGTAGCCTTCTTTTACTAAGTAGCTCATTGCAGCACGCACATCGGCCGAGTTCATTTCGATGTCCTTCGCGAAATCCTCAATGAAAATATTACCAGATGAAGTTATAAAACTACACCAGTATTCAGTACCATCTCCAGCTGAAATCATTTTGTCTAAAATTTTTTTGCATACCTTATCCATTGGATCACTGCCTTTTACACCTTTTTTAAAAGCATATCACATTTAAAGTTATATGAGAAGATACAAAATAAGATAGGAGCTAATTACAGTTTGAAAATTGATGTATTGATCTACAGCATGGACACAGGCGAGGAATGTATTCCAAGAGATATGCCGATGGAGCGCACTATCAAGATTAAGGAATTTCGTCCCTGTTGCCGGGAAGTTGTTAAAGCAAAAAATGTTGACATCAAATTTGCTGAGCCTGAAGATGAAACGCCCACTTTGGTGCTCATTAACAGGCATGTGGATTATTCGTGGGGCGATACGTTTGATTGGGAGGAATATCAAAAGATCAAATTCTGCCCGTTTTGCGGCAAACCAATTGAAATCAATGTGTTAAAAGAAATTCCGATTGCACAGGTGTATGACGCATTGAAAGAACGCCGAGATTTGATTCTTGAGCAAGTTCGAAAGACTGACAGTAAAAGTGCGTGCAGTCAAATGGAAAATGAAATTAAGGAAATCGATAGAAAGATGGACTGGTATCTGGAGGATAGCAGTATCCACGATTTTGTAATATATGAACTATGATGGGAGGAATATATGAATATAAATTTGAATGATAATTTGACAGATGAAGAAATCGATCAATTGGTTAAAACGCGAAACGAACTTACGTTGAAGATTGATTCGCACTTCAAAAAAAAGAAAATCGCAAAAATAAACAACAACAAAAAATACATTGGAAAGTGCTATAAGGATACGAGAGCAATGGACCACATTACTTATATGAAGGTTATTGGAGTTGTGATGAATAATGAATATAGAGTAAATGTGATTGCTTTTGAAACACCGTTCAAATTTTTTGCTGATGCTCCAGATTCTACGCTTTGCGGAGACGAACTGATTTGGACAGAGGACTTTGGATTGTTTTGTTTTGATGTTGCTCATGGTGAAGGCCGTGTGATTGACAATCTTGAAGAAATCAGCTCTGAGGAATGGCTTAAAGCGCTTGATGATTGTGTTATGAAAATCCGGTGTTACTGATGAATTTCAATAGTATGCTGGCAATACTATTAGCGCTTATTGCTGGTGTGATGGCATATCAGATTTTGGATTATGAGAAAGAGCGAATTTATACTACTACTGGTAAACATGTTGATTTCAAGGGCATTTTTAAATACATAGTTGATGATATTTTGCTCACACTTGGTTGTGATGGCTACTATGAATATGACTCCGAAGAGGAAGAATTTGGAGATGAGGACAATGAAAATTAAAACACCCAAAAATCAAGAGATTGTTCAAACCACTTATATGAATGGTTTTGAAAATAATCCCACGCATGTTATTACCTACAATAAAATTACTGGGATGTATATTTTTTATCGAGTAAATAGTGATGCTTCGCTTGACAAGCTGGATTCTGGTAGAACACCAGTTTTTGATTACAGATAATGGAGGAGGAGAAATAAGGTCGTTTGAATTTAAGTAGAGAACTGTATAGAAAAGAGCGAGCTAAAGCCGAAGTCAATCGGATGGTTCAAAGATATGATTCTGAATGTGGCAAAGTTCATACATACAAAGTAGATCCGGAAATTTTGAAAGACTATTATCCCGGAAGTGAACTGCCTGGAAGCAAAATTGAAGCTGGAAACGATACGTCTGAAAAAGAAAAACAGAAAAGGGGAAAATGGTAATTGGAAGTCGAGCTTGTTGCACACACACCAGACCCAGCATGGGTTATTGAACAGGCAGCTAGTGTTTGTTATGACAGTACACCGACTAGAGAATGTAAGCTTGTAATGCAGTGTTACCGCAGCGGGCACCACAGCGTGCTTGAACATGCGAGTTTTACTTTTAAAATTAGCGGTATATCGCGTGCGTGTAGCCACCAACTTGTGCGCCATCGTATGGCGAGCTATTCTCAGCGCAGCCAACGGTATTGTGACGAAGATGGATTTGGATATGTGACTCCTCCTTCGATCGAACTGTCATCGTATCATGACTCAATCGAAAATGCGCTGGATGAATATGTGCATTTAAAAAACAGCATGGGCAGGCCTGCGGAGGATGCACGCTATGTTTTACCTAATGCGTGTGTCACTACGATCTATGTGACAATGAATCTGAGAAGCTTGATTAACTTCATGCGCGAACGTCTTTGCAATCGTGCGCAGTGGGAAATCAGAGAAGCAGCAAAAGAAATGCGCAAGCTTGTTGTCGATGTTATGCCGCAGGCGGATGAAATGCTTCGTCCAAAGTGCGAAGCGCATGTGGATTATCCGTTCTGTCCAGAACATAAGAGCTGCGGCAGACATCTTACACTGAAAGGAGTGTACAGGACTGAGTAATACAGTAGAACATCCGTCTCACTACAATATTGGGAAGTACGAAGTCATAGATGTAATAAATGATTGGAGGCTGAACTTTCAGCTCGGTAATGCGATAAAATACATAGCCCGCGCCGGCCGCAAAGATCCGTCTAAAACCGTAGAGGATCTTGAAAAGGCTAGGTTTTATATAGATTATGAGGTCAATAGGCTGAAAGGTGGTGGTGAAAAATGAAGATCGTGTTTTACTCAACGCGTTGTCCCCAATGTCGGATACTTGAAAATATGATGACTCGAGCGAAAATTGAATACGAAGAGTGTAATGACATAGATGTAATGAACAGCAAGGGGATTATGTCTGTACCGTGTCTTGAAGTTGATGGCAATATAATGGACTTTAAGAGTGCATTTCAATGGGTAAAGGGAATAGAGGCATGAACTACAAAAAGGAATTAAGACGATATCAACCATATCTTGACTATATCAAAGAATACAGTTGTTCTTTGAATGCTGCTTCAGGTAGTAAAGTGGATGCTAATGCAAATGTTGAAAATAAAAATGTTACGACACTTACTGGTGAGTTGTATAAAAAAGACGGTATTGGCATTAATCGATTGCGGATGTATCAGAAGCTGGCAGAAATGTTTGGTGAAGAATATGCGGAACGGTACATTGATCAACTGGAAAATCACGAGATTTATAAGCATGATGAAACAAATCCGTTACTTCCGTATTGCGTAAGCATTACAATGTATCCATTCCTGTTCGACGGGCTGCGTAATCTGGGAGGCGGAAGTGGCGCGCCGCACAATCTTGATTCATTTGCTGGATCATTCATCAATTTGTGTTTTGCGATTGCGTCGCAATTTGCAGGTGCGGTTTCTACGCCAGAGTTCTTGTCCTATATGGATTATTTTGTGCGCAAAGAATATGGCGACGATTATTATCTGCACGCAGACACGGTAGTGGATCTTTCTTCGCGCAGAAGGACAATTGACAAGGTGATTTGCGACAAGTTTGAACAGATCGTTTATTCGTTGAATCAGCCTGCGGCAGCGAGGAGTTTTCAGAGTATATTTTGGAATATTGCATATTTTGATAAGCCATATTTTAATGGCCTCTTTGAAAATTTTGTATTTCCAGATGGAAGTGCAATGAAGTGGGACTCCGTTTCATGGTTGCAAAAACGATTCATGAAATGGTTCAATAAAGAAAGGTGCAAACAGATACTCACATTCCCCGTTGAGACGCTAAATCTATTAGACGACGGAGAAAACTATGTCGACACAGAATGGGCTGACTTTGCAGCCGAGATGCTTTCGGAAGGCCACAGCTTCTTCAATTATCATAGCAGTAGCGTTGATTCGCTGGCATCATGCTGTCGGCTAAGAAATGAACTGCAGGACAATACATTTTCATTTACTCTTGGCGCTGGCGGTGTATCAACTGGCTCTAAATGTGTCATTACAATCAATATGAACCGTCTTATTCAAAATGCAGTAAGAAACGACAAGGATATCAAGGTTGCTCTTTCTGGACAGGTTGATGATGTCCACAAGTATTTGCTGGCATACGATGCGTTGTTGCAGGACTCGTTTAATGCGAAATTACTGCCGGTATATGACGCTGGCTATATATCTCTGGAAAAGCAGTTCTTGACAATCGGAATTAATGGACTTGTAGAGGGCGCTGAATACCTTGGTTACAGTATCAGCCCCGACGACAATGAGTACTGTAATTTTGTAAACGAATTGTTGTCGGTGATTTATCAGAAGAATAAAGCCGCGCGTACATCCGATGTTATGTTCAACACGGAATATGTGCCGGCTGAAAACCTTGGGGTGAAAAACTCTAAATGGGACAAAGAGGATGGGTATTTCTCTCCCAGAGAATGTTACAATAGTTATTTCTATTTAGTGGATGATGTTGACACAACTCCGATTGACAAGTTCATTCTGCATGGTAAAACGATGACAGGAAACTTGGATGGAGGCGCGGCGCTTCATCTTAATTTAGACGAACACCTTTCTAAGGAGCAGTACAAACACCTGATGAAGGTGGCAATTAAAACCGGTTGTTCTTATTGGACAGTAAACGTGCCAAATACAATTTGCAATGACTGTGGCCACATCAGCAAACATCATCTTGACCACTGTGAAAAATGTGGAAGCAAAAATATAGATTACGCGACGCGCGTAATTGGATATTTGAAACGTGTTTCAAATTTCTCTGAAGCGCGTCAGAAAGAAGCAAAAAAGCGATATTATGCAAAAGCTTAAATATGCTGGATACGACATTGTGTTTCAAGAGGTGCCAGGCGAAATTAGTTTGGCAATTAACATAACAGATTGTCCGTATCATTGCAGCGAATGCCATTCTTCATATCTTGCAAATGATTTTGGAGATTTTGTAGATGACGATATCGATAAACTCCTTGACAAGCATAGCAGCCTCATCACCTGTGTGTGCTTCATGGGAGGGGACCAGGCAATGGATGATTTGAAATTTCTTTTGGAAAAAGTCAAGGCACAGGGCCTGAAGACATGTGTCTATTCTGGTGCAGAAGATGTCAGCATCTTTAAAACGATCTTGCATTTGCTAGATTATCTTAAAATAGGGCCATATATAAAAACACTTGGTGGCCTTGATTCAAGTACGACGAACCAAAAATTTTTTAGAGTTGCAAATGGTGAGATATGTGACCTCATGAACGATAGGTTCGTGAATAACCTACTCCTTGAGAGGAATGTGTGAGTATTGTATTCTGCAGTCTCACTTTGGCAAAAAATTCCGGCAGTAGAAAATAGACTGCCGTGCTGTCGATGACCTCAACGCTTTGGCTTATGCCGCCTGGGTCTACCTTTGGCTGTAAAGGTGACCCCAAACAACTTATCTTCAAAACTGATTTCATCACGATCAGCTTTGAGTACCTGGCTAACCGCCAGATGTCGTGCCAAAAGTACGACAAACAAAACGATTAAACCCAATATTCCAAAGTTGCAGGTTGCGAATATGATATTCACACATTTCCTCCTTTGTTCTATTTCGCTGTTTCGTCGCAGACGCCGCTTCTGTTTTTTCAAAGCGGGTTTGTGAATGAAATCAATCACTGGCGATTAGGCACAAAGGCTCCTTGATAACAGAATGCCATCAATAAAGAAATAAAAACAACAAACGAAAAGAGGAACAAAATGAAATACGCATTTTACTGTAAGAAGTTGCGCCCGGATGCAAAAATCCCGACGAAGGGGTCAGACGGGGCAAATGCTTATGACCTTTATGCTGTTACAGACGCAATGATCAAACCCGGAGAGACGGTAAAAGTTGGAACCGGCATTGCGATCAAGCCGCCGCCTTACCATGCTGGTTTTATTTTCGCTCGAAGCGGCCTAGCTGCGAAGCAAGGGCTTCGTCCAGCTAACTGTGTGGGGATATGTGACAATGATTATACTGGTGAATATTTGGTGCCTGTATACAACGACAGTGGGGAAACACGCTACATTATAAAAGGTGATAGGATCGCACAGCTTGCCTTTATCAAAACACTTGATGGAGAATTTGTTGAAGTTGACGAATTGGAGAAAACAGAGCGTGGTACCGATGGGTTCGGAAGCACTGGAAAGTAGACGAACCCTCCTCGTTTGGATAAATAAAAAAGGCAGTCCGTTTTATGGACTGCCTTGCATTGTGGTTAACATTCGATTCAAATATTGCTTGGGGCGTATCGTATTGTGATGATATGCACTTCTTTTTGTGGCTTTAGCACACGATAAATGATAACATATTTTTTTACAAACAAGTGACGGTATTCGCTGTCGGCATAAGCTCCAATGCGTCGAATCGGCCCACGTTCGGGCAACTGCTCTAAACTAAAAATAGCGGTTTCGAGTTCGTCAATGAGTCTAACTGCAGTGCTTGGCTCCATCAAGCTTTTGGCTATATGAGTATAGATATCATCTAAATCACGATATGCACGAGCATAAAGCTTTACACTATAATCATCCAAAATGTTTCCTCCGCAAAGATGAAAGTGTCTCTCGTGCGTTTAGAAGAACTCCGTCGGCAGAAAATTCCTTTTCAGCCTCGCTGATTGCCATATCCGTACGTGCTGTTTCAATCATTTCTTCGTACATTTCAATACTCATAACTACTAAGTCACCATAACCGTTTTTGGTGATGAAAAGAGGCTCTCGGTTCGCATGGCAAAGTTCTGAAATTTCAGTTGTATTTCTAAGATCCGTAATGGGCCTAATTTGAGGCATAACAAAATTCCACCTTTCATGTACATTATTATAGCATAATTATGCGTAAAGTGCAACGTCATGTTTGATCTCAACTAGTTGTTTAATCTGTGAACGGTTCTTGTTTGATTGGCTTGCGCGATGTTTAAATCTTCAAAAAAGGATACGTAGGTGATTGGTGCATCTACGTTGCTGGATTACTTCGGTTTGGAGGTTGTAATCTCAACACCAATGGCCTTGAGTAGTACCTTCATGCTTATACCATTCTTGGCGCAATGGCCGTATATTGAGACCAGTACGAGGATGGCAGCAAGCATGGCTTGCGGATTCAATGCGAACGGTGATTATATATATGGATTATGCTTTTAGTACCGTATGTATTGAATTTTGGATGAATTTTAAACAAAAATATTGTTTAAAATCTATTTGCGTGCTATACTGTATGTAAGTAAATAAAAGGAAGGGTGTGTCCAATTGAAACTTTTGAGAGTTCGCGCGTCGAATTTTAAAAATTGTTGCGACAATTTTACAATTGACCTTATAGCGAAGTCGAAAAAAACAAGTGAGGATAAAGAATACGAATTGCAAATGATCGCCGATGATTTGTACGTGTTCAATACTGCAGCGTTTGTGGGAAGGAATGCGTCAGGCAAGACAACTGCAATAGAACTGTTGGAATGTGGATACACAATCCTTGGAGAATTTAGCCTAGAAAACAAGCATTACAGCTATGAAAATGTAACACTGGAACTGATTTTTTATCACGATGGTGACATTTACAAATATACAACTGTTCTGAAAGCAGATTCTAGCTTGGGAAATCGAGCAAACTTCACAGAGCAACACCTTTATAAAAAGAAATATTATAAAACTAAATTAAAGGAGATCTATGCAGACGCTGGATTCGATGAAATTATAGGGCTTGGAGAGCTGCCTGAAGATACATCTATTGTTTTTTTTGTCCTAAAAAAGAAAGCCACACGTGCGGTGTACTTTGACTGTGACGGGAAGGGAGCTGACACATATCGATTACTATTCAGAGCATTGAAGACGTATATGATTCCAAGAAGTACTTTAGAGAAAGTCATTAGGATATTTGATGACAAAATTCAAGCGTTAGAGATGCTGGATGAAAAGCATTATAAACTTGTATATCAAGATTATGTAAAAGAGCTTTTTGACTCTGAACTGGTATATATGTTATCCAGTGGAACCACGAAAGGTGTGTTGCTGTATGTTTTTGTAGTGGCTGCTCTGGAAAATGGATTCGATTTGTTGATTGATGAGGTGGAAAACCACTTCCATAAAGCCTTGGTTGAAAATATGATAAGTCTGTTTAAGGACAAACGAGTGAACAAAAATGCAGCAACTCTCGTATTTACTACACATTATTGTGAGGTCTTGGACCTGTTTAATCGGCAAGACAATATTTGGGTTGCAAAATCAGACATAAAAATTCATTTGGACAATATGTACGAAACTTACAATGTTAGGCCGGAGCTTCTTAAAAGTAGACAGTTCTATAGCAATGCTTTTGATACTGCGGTTAGCTATGATGCTCTTGTGGCGTTGAAAAAGGAGCTGTTGAAATAAAGGCCTTGATTATGTGTGAAGGCCCAAACGAGCTTGCAGTCATACAAATGCTGTTGGAAAACAATAAGTTGGTGTTGACCGAGGATGATTTACTGAACTTAGTTCCGTACCATGCAAGGCAGATCGGCAATAATGGTGCTGTAAAAACCGCGCTGAATTTATACCATGGAGACGTACGGATACTAAGAATTGGAGACAAATTAAGTGACGAACTTAAGATTCCGAAAGAATATAAGGAGCAAATCGTTGGCATTGAAAAATATTGTACCAAACCAGAGCTAGAAATGCTGCTTATTATTTCCGAAAAGCTAGATAAAGATTTTGAAAAAGTAAAATCCAAAGTAACACCAAAAATGTTTAGCAAGCAAAATATTGTGTGCAATGGTATACGCTATGACAACAGCACAGCATTTTATCACGCATATTATGGCAAACGAATCAATTTTCTTGTTGATACAATTAAAAGATACAAACATTTGAAAGGGCATCATAAAAAAGATGAGCGATATCTTGCAGATCTTCTAAGACAATGAGCGTGATAAGATTAAATACAAGGAAAGCAACTTGTAAAAAATGCCCCGTGTAAAATAACACGTGGCAAATAAAAAGGAAAGGTTATAGGAGAAATCAACACATCAGAAGATAATTTGTATAAAACCGAGCTATCATTGCTTGACTTTTTACTAAATGAAAAATTGATATCAGAATATGAGTATAGATTTTGTCGTGAAGAGTTAAGTCCAAAAAAATTGTCCCGTAATACACAAACAATAAAATAATAATCTTATAATATAGATACATAATTTTTGGAGGTGGTATTACGAGAAAAGCAGTTTATTATGCGAGAGTTTCAACCGAGGAAGAGAAACAAATAAATGCATTAAAAAAACAGAGAGAAGAACTTGAAGCATTCATTAATTCGCATGAAGATTGGGTTTTAGTCGATCACTATTATGACGAGGGGAAGTCTGGTACTACACGCAATGGGCGAGAGGGATACAATAGGCTATTTGAAGATATGCTCGAAAATAAATTCGATATCATCGTCATTAAGGATCAAAGCCGCTTGATGCGTAATGTGTTAGATTGGTATTTGTTTGTTGACCGTCTAAATAGAACTAAAAAGAAGTTATATCTTTATTTGGACCATGCATTTTATACACCTGATGATGCGCTCATAACCGGAATCAAGGCAATGATGGCAGAAGAATATTCTAAGGATTTAAGTAGGAAGATATTATCAGCAGCCAAACGAAGTCAAAAGGGCGGCACTGTTTATGGCAATAACCGATTATGGGGATATGATCAAAAAGACGGAAAATTGTTTATCAATGAAAAAGAAGCCGAAATAGTGCGATTTGTGTTTTCATCCTATGTCTCTGGTAATGGATTTCGCAAAATTGTGACTCAATTAGATGACATGGGAATCAAATCAAGTACAGGAACAATCTTTTCAATCTCTGTTTTGAAACGTATGATTCGCAATGAGAAATATAAAGGCGTATTGGTTGGCGGAAAAACTCATAAGGATTTTTATACCAAGAAAACTACATTTACAGATGAAGACGAATGGGTGGAGATCCCTGGCGGTGTACCAGCGATCGTATCGGAAGAAATATGGGAACAAGCCAACCATATTCTAAACGAAAGGCGAAAGAAGAAAATAGAATCAGATAAAGGCGCGGCAAAAGAGGTATACATTGGACATTTTTCCGGTCCATATTGCCTTAGTGGTAAGATGAGATGCGGAGTATGCGGAGAGATAATGTGGCATACATCGTATACTACACAGAAGTCAAAGATTAAACATGAAATTTGGATTTGTCGTAAATACAAGATGTACGGAAAGAGTACAAAACGTGGCTGTAATGCAAGAACAGTGTTTGAGGAAGATATCATTCCAATTATTAAGACATGTATTTTTGAAGCTTTAAACAATGAAAAAGATGCGATTGAAGCTGTGATTGCAAACATCAAACTTGTCACACAAAGAAATGCTCCAACTCTTTTCAGTGAAAATATTGAGCAACGGGTTCGGTCCCTTAGGCAAAAAACGGAAAAAATTCTTGATTTGTATGTCGATGGCGTTCTGAATAAATATGAGTATAAAACAAAGAAAGAAGAGATCGATTCACAGATTGCAGACTTAGAACGTAAACAGGTAGGAGCTTTTGGCGTCGAGGAAATAACGCGAAAACAAGATGAAAGAATAGTAAATTTGCGAAAAGTTTTAGCGTCAAAATTTGAATCTCCAGAAAAATTGCCGGATTCGTTTATCCGCAACTTCGTTTATGATGTTACTGTATATGATGACAAAATTAAAATAACACTGTATGACGGCAGTGAATATATGCGTGAATTAATTGAAAGAAAACACAGAAATAAAGGGGGAGAAAACACCGAAAATTTTACGAATGTCAGTGCGTGACCGATAGCGTCCAGCAGCGGACCGGAAACGCGCTGCAGATAGCGCTCAATGGCATAGGGCGTGCAGCTGCACGCGCGGGTGGGGTGCCCAAAATAGCCGCATGGGCAGGGATTCATCCATACTCACAATTCATATAAATTTGTTCAAAATTTCCAATCAACTTCGAATCCACCATCGGTTATCACTATCTTATTCACCAGAGCGTCTAACAGGCGGCGCTGGGCTGCAACGTCATCCGTATCTAAACACCACTTCAATTCATGGATGTACGTGAGAGCCTCTTGACGCCTGTTTTTAGGGCTTTGTTGATTCAGCGATAAAAGTTCTTGCGTGAGCTTGTTCTTGCGCTCCTGCGCGTCGTGGATGCGCGTGGCGATGTCCTGCACAGACACTCCCATTTGGTACAGTTCAACCAAACGGCTGATTTGCTTTTCGATACTGGAAAGTTCCCTCTGTAATGCCTTTTCCTTTCCGGCGTTATTATTTTCCTTTTTACCGTCGCGGGCAATTCGATTGAAATATTTTTCGTCCGTGCAAAGCCGGCGAATCTCCTCCATGACTGCAGCATTCAATTTTTCCACGCGCCAGTTTGGATTTTTGCAGAAGTCGGCTTTACGCATATCACTGCTTCCGTTTCGGGTGTAACACTGGTAATACCTATACTGCGGACCGTTCTTTCTTTTAGTGGTCACGCAAAAATAACGCGCGCCGCAATTCCCGCACCAAATCAAACCAGAGAGAAGGTGTTTGCCGTGGTATGGGTTCTTCCAATGCTCTCCGGTATTTCGACTGATTTCTTCAATTCGCGCCTGTGCTCGCTCGAATGTTTCACGGTCGATAATAGGCTGATGCTGTCCATCAAATTCTTGTGTGCCGTATTTTATTTTACCGATGTATAGGCGGTTGCGGAGAATCGTGGAGATGGATCCGGAATCGTTGTATGTGCTGTACTTGTTGGTGAATCGACTTTGCATTTCTCTGGATATAGCATGGAACGACAACTGTTCATCAATGAAGAGACGGAAGATTTCGCGTACTTGCAAGGCCTCATACTCGTTTATCACGAGTTGTCCGTCTATGAAGTCATATCCGACAGGGGTATTGCTGCCGCCGCGCCACAGACCGCGCTTGGCGCGTCCGAGACGCCCCATACTCATGCGGTCCTTAATGTTTTCCCGCTCCAGCTGCGCGAAAACAGAGAGAATCCCAATCATGGCCATGCCGAATGGAGTGGAGGTGTCGAACATTTCCGAAAGGGAAACGAAGGCAACATCGTGAGCCTTGAAGACGTCCTCTATCAAATACATGGTGTCACGTTGTGAGCGTGACAACCTATCCAATTTGAAAACCACAACGCGGCGAATGAAACCATTTTTTGCGTCTGAAATCAGCTCCTGAATGGCGGGCCGCTTCAAATTGCTTCCACTGTGCCCAGGATCTACATATTCTTTGGCAATGGTCCACCCTTGCGCGTCGCAATATTTGCGCAGGCGGTCTATCTGTTCCGGGATACTGTAACGGTCCTCGCCGGCCTGCATCTCGCTGGACACTCGAACGTAAATCGCGGTAGGTAATAAATCCTGCATTTCAATCCACGCTCCTTCTTTTCACGGAGGAGCGACCGCACCTCCAAGGTATGACTTGCCAAGCCTACCTTGGAGGTGATATAATCCGATTGTCGGGCGGATTATCCTCCAAGGGTAAGCTGTTCTATTAAACGCTTTGGTGTTCCAGCACCGGGGCGTTTTTTATTTTTCATCTTCTTCGGACGCAGCTATCGGCTTTGGCTCGCTTTCTATCCAATCTTTCGCAACAGCTCCGATCACTTTCCCCTTGCACACCACATTGGGGCCGAGGGGAATGGGCGGGATATGAGGCTGCAAGGATTCGAGATGGTCTTTCCGTCGGATCTTCAGGAAAGGTTTTCCGTCAATCAGGAACAGCCCCTGTTCGCCCTCAAAAACATCGGGCTGGGACTGTATCATGATTACGTCGTCAACGCTGTAAAACGGCTCAAGGGATTTATCGACCGGAACCAGAAAATCTGCTCGTGCTGTTACAGAGTTCATTTCCAAGTTCATTGTTCGAGTGAATGAATCTTCCCACTTTTTCTGTTCTGACATAATGCGTCCTCCTCGTCAGCAAAAGTATTTTGGTTGGCCGAAGTAATCGACCCACTTTTCAATAATTTCACAACTGCGAGCCTCGAGAATGCTCAGAACAACTCGAAGGGTTTTTGTTGGGATTTTCGAATTGTTATTCGCCAGAAGGCATTTTCCTGTTTTGGTGATCCAAACCTTTGTGGCGTTACTGGACGGGATTCCCTCGGAGATATGAACGTGAACAGGTTCGAGCGGGACACCCTCATTTGTCCAGAAATAAATGAGATACGGCCCAATTCTAAATATTTGCGGCATTATCAAACCCACCTTCCCGCGCGAGGCCGATAATGATGTGTGCAGTGGATTCTAAGAACTCCTGAAAGTATTGAATTTCCTTATCGGAGTATCCGACAATATTTTTCCATTCGTAGCTGGGAAGATAGCATTCTGCAGAATCGAACCCGCCATTCACGGGCCGCTCAAAATAAACTTTGACGTTTTCCGAGCCATCGACGAGACGGCTTTCCGAATGCACGATTTCCGTGCCATCATTCAGCGTCATAAATGGATACATCATGAGATAGTCCCTCCGTTTCGTATCATGTTCTCGCCCCGGCCACGTGCCGGGGCTTTTTTTGTTGTCAGCTGATCGTCCTGACACGGACCTTTGGGGCGGCCTTGCGCGGCAGCCCCTCCAACAAGAACTTACAAAAAACCTTTGCTTCTTCCTCGGTGAGCGCGTCGATCATAGCGTCGCGTTTGACATAATCGTGCTCCTGCAAGATTGCGGAGGCTTTTTCAGTGTCCATGTATTGTTCTTTCATGTGGAACGTCCTTTCGTTTGTTTTAGTGTCTCTCCAGCCCACTTGCTTATTTCTTTATTGTCCTATGTGCGTCACTCAGAGGCTCGCCTTTTTACACACCAATATACATCGAACGAAGCTGTGCAAGTTCCAGGCGCACACCCATGTATATGGATAGCTCTGATATCGTGCTGCAGTTCTCAAGCAGTTCTCCGTCATCGGGGTAGAGCAGGCAGACCGCAAAAGCATTCACTTCATTTTCCAGTTTCCGCTCGCATACAAAGGTGCTGGTGTCCAGATAAATGCGATTGAGGTTCGGATGCAGCAACACATGCCCCAGCTCGTGCGCGCACACAACGCGGGCTTCGTATTCGGCAAGGCCGTCATGCAGCACGACGACTCTGCCATGTTCATTACTGTAACAATAGCCGCGCATACGCCCCAACGGAAGGTATAGTATTACAATACCGAGCTGATTGCAGATGTCAAAAGGGTCGTGCGTCCCGAACCGCTGGATGGTCTTCTGCGCAAATTCCTTGATATCCACAAATATCACCTTACTTTCCGCGTCGTCCCTCAAGAGTGGCTATTACGACACGCAATGACGCCTCGAACGCGCGCTGCGTTTCGGCGTCGAGCGGTTCCCCGTCATACATTAACAACGCGCCTTCTGCGGCACGCTTTGCCATATCTGTCAAGGTCTCTTTTACCTCTGGCTCGTCGTCCTTTGGGGCGGCGGGCTTTTCTTCGTTTCCGAGCAAATAGTCTACCGAAACTCCGAAGTGTTCGGCAATTTCAGGAATGTAGTTTCTGTACGAGCGACTATTCCCGCATTTCCAGTTAGTAATTATCTGAGGATTTATTCCAAGTGCATCAGCGAGTTCTTTTGCCGCTCCGTGGCGCGTGCCGATACACTGTAAAATTCGTTCGAGAGTAATATTCACAACATCCACCTCAATATTTTGGTTAAAACAACAAAACAAAATAAAACCAAATAAAACTATTGACATTGTTTTGTATCGTGTGGTATATTGGGTTCATAGCAAACAAAACAAAACGATAGCTTGAAATTTAGTTTGGTATTATTTCTTTTACAATAACGATAATATCACAAAACCAAACAAAACACAACTATCAAAACAAACAAAGAGAGGGGGGATTTCATGGCAGACCTGTATACCTGTGCTGAGGTAGCGCAGCGCTATGGCGTCGAGAAGATAACTGTTTGGGACTGGATACGTAAGCGCAGGCTTGGGGCTATCAAGCTCGGTAAAGAGTACCGCATCAGCGAGGACGATCTGCGACAGTTTGAGGACAGCCGGAGGATTGTTCCTTATTCTCAGGATACTACAAAACAAGTCCGATAAAACGGACAGAAAGGAGGGGCCATGGAAGTCATGGGAAACGAGTACACAAAACTCGTTGTGCTGGATTTGATTACAAACAAAGAAATCGCGGTAGTGACTGATAGGGAAATCACCACCGCGAATCCAGAGATTGTTGTGAAGTTAACGCCAGCCTATGGAGGAAACAAATGAATCCCAAACGCTTATACACGCTTTTAATCGTCTCCCAGCTGGTGCTGGCCATTGCTGTTTGTGTCTTGGGGGCACGTATCTTTGCTTTGCACGCAGTCGTGAACGATATTCTGAGAATCACTGACGGCATCATCGGCTCCATTGACACTATCGTTGAGATTCTCAAGCTGTCGGGTGGCCTCTGCTAAAGTAACCAGACAGTCGTCAAGAATCTCGTGCAACGTATCGTTTTGTTCTTTTTGCTGTTCAATCACCTGCTTATTCTGTTCTATGAGTATTTCATTTTGACTGATAATCTTTTGATTATCCGCACTGGGAATCAGTGCAATAAGATCAAAAATGATTGCAATCATTATTCCAATGAGCGCTATCCAGTCACTTCGTGTCATTGATTCTTTGCTTTCGGTCTCCGCATCAGAAAGCGGCATTGGTAGTGAATCTGTTTCAGACGAATCGTATGATTCCAGTGCGCTTACTGCTTTAGTGAGAACATCTTTGTCGTAATATGACAGCAAAGCACTGTTAATCGCTTCAGCGGAATACTCGGATGCCTGCTTAGCGATTTGCATAATCTTGTCACGAGAAACTGTGTTGTATGCATTAAATACTTTTTGAATCGACTCCATCATAGACGAATTTAGTTTGCGATTCACTTCAATGTATACAGACTTTGCGACATCAGCGCTTTTTTGATTGCAGGAAGATTTTGAATCAAAACTGGACGGATGTTTTCCTGGAATTGCTTCATTATTTCAGCATATCTTTCCGTCAGAATTTTCTCATAAGCTGATTCAGAATTATACGGCACAAAATCACCCCCTCTCCATGCAAACTATTTTAGCACAAGAGGCGGAGAAACCGAAAGGAGACACCATGAACGAACTGAAAATCTTTGCCTACGGCGGCGAGCAGCTCCGCACAATCCAGCGTGAGGACGGCCTGTGGTGGGTGCTGCGGGATGTCTGCCGGGTGCTCGGTATGAGCAACCCCGCCATGGTAGCGAGTCGTCTAGAAGACGACGAAAAAGCTGATGTAAGTCTGACTTATACCAGCTCGAACGGGGTAACCCAAGCTCGTATCACCACCATCATCAACGAGCCGGGCCTGTACGCGGTCATCCTGCGGTCGGACAAGCCGGAGGCAAAAGCATTCAAACGGTGGGTGACACACGATGTATTGCCCACGATTCGCAGAACGGGAACCTACGGCGTATCGCAGAAACAGCTTGACCGTCTAAGCGCTGCACAGCAGATGCTGGCAGACTGGCGCAGGATGACGGCTGAGTGGGAGGAAATGACCTCCGCAGCCTGTCAGCGGTATGATTCGGCGCGTAAGCATTATGATAATTGCCGCGCCGCCCGGGATGCCTGCCGCAAGTACGCTCGGGACGCGCAGGCGCACGTGGATGCGCTGGTAGAAGATATCACAGCACGGCAATGAAAAAGCCGCCCGGAGGCGGCGGAAAGGAGTGGAGGTACTTATGGAAAAGATGGATGTTGCTTTAATTTTGTCTCTCATCACGATTATCGGAAACCTTATATTTCTCGTCAAGGAGGGATTGAATAAACGTTGAAAGGGATTTATTCCAAATTGCTTTTCGATTTGTAACAATTTCAGCATCTACAAGTCGGACACCGTGAGGAAGCAAAACCAGAATTGGCGAACATTCAGCTTGAAGTGCCCCTAGATTTAACGGGAACTGGGTTGTTTCTAAAAATCGTTCATATACGGAGTCGCTATCTATCATTGGACGAAAATTGTGCACTGCAAATTGAGGGGTAGTTTCAACACGATATGTCCTTCCATTATCCGCATACAGAATAATTTGCGTAATTGATATAGGGATAGTCGAGTGATTGATATAAACGCAAGGCAATCTCAATTCAATTGCTTGGTTTCTCCCATCGACAGCACAGTTGATTAATTCCGTATCCCCTATGGAGAATCCGCGCCTGTCTTTGTCAGGCAAAATTTCAATACGTACACGATGGTTCCATAGGTTAAATATCCAAGTAAGTAAAGACATCAAAAAACCAAAAAGAGCAATCCAAAATGTTATGTCATCTCTATTATCTAAGAACCATTGGAGCATTTTTAATCACCTCGACCTCATTTTACCATAAGGGCGGGGTTACTGAAAGGAGCAAGCATCATGGCAAAAAGAGTAAAAAGCACCGTTGACTATGACCATCCGGTGGTAGTTCACCGCCTTATGGACGGAACCGTGCTGGATAGCATCGAGGGGTATGTAATCCCCGCCGGACATCCAGCCTATGAGATTCTGCTGGAAATGTGCTTGGCGCGGATGGACAGAGAGGCAGCGGAACGGGAAAAGGAACAGGGCGGTGACACACATGCAGTATAGAGTTGTTGCCGTAGCCGCGGCGATTCTTTCCATTGCCGTTTTGGACGGTATTGTAAGCGGACAGACGGCCCCCTGGACAGGATTGTTCACCATCGCGGCGCTGCTCGGTATCGCAGCATGGAGCTGCAGCAAACAGACAAAAAGAGAGGCGCCCGCCCGTGCTGCAAACACGGACAAGCGCCAGGCGGTCAAAGTCCAACCCAAGACCGCCTCCATTGTAACACATCAAGGAGGTATACATCAATGAGAGTTATTACATTACGCCCGGGCGAGGCCCCGAAATTTAACGATATCCCAGCGCTCTTGGACACCACCGAAGCAGTGCAGCACTTTTGCGGCGGCGATATCTGCGAAAACCGAATCGGATCCAGCGGAATTTTCGCCATCACCAGCGGCGAGATATCGCCCGAAGACATGCCGATATCGTGCATGATCCCGGAAACGGACATGCTCCTGCGCGGGCCGGTCGTGTTCTGCAGGCGCTGCGGCCATGAGCTTGCAGCGGTGTATGAGGACGATTTAAAGGCCGTGAAGAAGTCCATCGTCCTGCCCGGGGGTGACTGGTTTTGAACCGATACCTCTGCAAGTGCGGCCGGGCGGTAAATAAAAGCACAAATGCCGACAACACGGGGAACCGGGAAACGGAGGGCTGCGAAGGCTGCCCGTATCTGATGCCCTGGGGACCGACCGAATGGGACCATACACGGCATGCAATGGTTATGGACGTAAAGGGGTATGAATGCCGCATGTCGCCAACTTTGGAATACCGTACGGAATTACGCGGCCATCTTGACGATAAAACGACCATCCGAATCACAAGCCTGGACTTTGATTTTCTTGAACGTGTGAGCGATTGGGTAAAAGAGCATTATCCCAATGGCGAGCTTTCCGGCGGCTTCTCCCGGGACCGCATCCGGCCTACGGAATATGTAGACGAAGGACGGTATCGGTATACGCTTGCCTGCTCGCAAAACAAAAAGGGAATTGCTGCGAAGCGTGCCCTATGGGCTGAATTTTTCGATGAAACCTTTCACCGGAAAGACATGGACGCTGATGCCGAAAAGCAAAAAATCCTGCGCGATATTGAGCAGGGAAAGGCAGCGGCACACAAAGACGCTGCCGCGACGGATAAGGAGACAAAAACTATGCTGATATACAGAGACCCAGCCACGGGTTGGCTGTACCGGGTAAGCCCGCAGCCGGAACACGGCTCATATGTGATGCAGTACCGCGACCCGGCGAACAGCGCCACCTGGAAATGGTGTGCGAATTGGAATATCGGAAACATCTATCGCGAAAGCCTGGAGGAAGTTTTGGAGGCTCGTGCGAAACGCGACGGCTGGGAACTGGTATCCGGTCCAGCGAGCAGTGAGCCGCCAGAGGTTGTAGACGAGGGAGAAGAGTATTCACCTTGTGACACTTGTCGCTGCCCGGATTGTATTGACAGCTCATGCCCGCAGGCTGGATGCGATAAGACGGACGGAGGCTTCGGGTGCTTTGCACCATACGAAGAGTGTCCGGCGCCGGCAGAAGAGACGTGTCCGGACGAAAGACTGGAGAAGGAAGTGGGAAAATGCAAAAATCAATCTGCCCGGAATGGGGATGCTGCTGCGACCACGGCCGGGAGTGCTGTGCCGGAGCCAGCGGAAACATCGACCACCCCGACGGATGCAAACACCTTGCCGGCCCCCGACTGCCCTGCGGATGCTGGCAGTGCGACACAAAGCCTGTCCGCTGCTGGGCCTGCCTCTTTGGAAGCGGAGCCGGAGGCCACGCCCTTTGACTACTCCGGGCTGGACGCGCAGACGGTGGCCGACCTTCATCTGGCTGAACGGGAGTACCTGGGCGGGCGCAAACTGGCAGAGATGGGCCTGCGCCGCATGGCGGACGGCGTGGCCATTGCGCATGATGCGCTGTGCGGTGGTTGCGACAATTTGTCGCAAGCTCATAACAACCAGTACAGCAAAGACACTTTTGGCGCATGGTGTGAAAGCATTGGAATCCACCGCAAGGCAGCAGAGAGACTTTTACAGGTCTCCAAGCTGATGGACAACAGCACTCCGCGTGAGCAGAAGGTCTTGGAAGAACTGACGCCATCCGTCTTGTACGAGGCTTCTCGCCCGTCAGCTGAGCCGGAGGCGGTGGAGGCACTCAAAAGCAAACAGGTGAAAACACTGAAGGAGTTCCGGGCGCTGGAGGCACAAATCAAAGCCGAACGCGAGGCGCGGGAGAAGGCCGCCGCGGAAGCGGAACGCCTCCGCGAAGATTCCGAACAGGCCCGTGCCGCCGCACACGAATATCATGTGCGGGCCGAGGAGGCCGAGGCCGGTCGCGCTGCCCTCCTTGACCAGCAGGGCGAATACATTGCCCGTATCCATGAGCTGGAGAAACGTCCCGCTGCTGACATCGCTGTTCAGGAGCCAGACCCCGCCGAAGTGGAACGTCGAGCCGGTGAAAAAGCCCGGGAAATGACGGCCATGCTGCAAGCGCAAGTGCGTGGCATGCAGGAAGATCTGGACGACGCACGGAAAATCATTGACAGTGCAGAGAGCGCCACATATATGGCGGCGGCGGAATTTGCAGTAAACGCTGCGCAGGTACTGAACGGCATTCGGGCCTCGTTTTGGGCAGTTGCGAAAGAACTTTCCGATGAAGATTTTTCAAGTGCCGCGGCGCCGCTTCTTGAAGCTGCAAACCGCATCGTGGATTGCGAATGGGATGATGACGAGGAGGAACAAGAATGAGCACTATTATCAAAACAAATTATGTCGCTGTGCAGTTCGCTGACCGAAGCCAGCCCGGCATATACAGCGGCCGTGAATATACGTATATTGCGGACAAAAGGCTTGCTGTGGGCGATATCGTCTATGCAGACACACGCCTGGGCGGTACTTTGGCCAAAGTCGTGGCGGTGGACGTGCAGGAACACACGATTGATCCGAAAATCCGCCCGCTGCTGAAACACATCACCGACGGCCCGCTGCCGCCGGATAAGGTTCCTCAGCCACGTCCTCAAGCGTTCACGCAAATGACGCTTGGTTGAAAAGGGGTGAATGATGTTGAAAGTTGTGAAACTGCTGAAGCTGTACGTCGAAAATTTTCGCGGCATAAAGAATTTTGTACTTACTCCCGACGGGCGCAGCGCCACAGTACAGGGGGGCAATGGGACGGGAAAAAGCACGTTGATGGCTGCTTTTCTCTGGCTCTTGACCGGTAAGGACGCACAAGGCCGTGAAAATTACAACGTGTTTCCGCTGGGAACAGACGGGAACCGCTTGTCCGGCTGCAGTCCTACGGTGACAGCTACTCTCTCAATGCCGGACGGGCACACGCTCGTTCTGCAGCGTTCCATATGCGAACGCTGGACGAAACGTCGCGGAAGCGCCGAGACGGAATATAACGGCGACGAGACGCGCTATTTCATCGACGAAGTTCCCGTGAGTGCAGGGGAATATAGCTCCGCCATTTTTGGTGTGTTCCCGGAAAAGTTGCTTCCGCTGCTGCTCAATGCAGTCTGGTTCTCGGAGCAGACAAAGGACTATAAAGAGCGGCGCCGCCTTCTGCTGGAGCGGTTCGGCAGCCTGCAGCCGGCGGACGTATTTACTGCCAATCCAGAGCTTTCCGATTTGGAAAGCATGCTGGGGACGCATTCAGTGGATGAATTTTCCCGGATCTGCACAGAACGCCGTAAGCGGTATAAGGATTCACTGTCGGCGTTACCCGCGCGCATCGACGAAAACCGAAAGCAGCTACAACCTATGTCCGACGCCGGGGACATCAAAAACAAGCGCAGCAAGCTCAACGTTGAAATTGCCAAACTGCAGTACGAGATCGAGCACACGACGGCGGACGCTGTGCAGCGGCACAACCAGCAGGAACTTGAAAAAGTACGGCAGTATTTGGAGATGATCCCCAATAAGCGCCGCGTGCTGGAGGCGTCCGGTAATGCGGGATGGCTGGAAGAGCACAACCGTCGTGTTGATGACACTGCCCGTGGAAAGCAAAATGCAGTGTGCCGAGCGGAAACGCTTGCTGCGGAACTTCGCTCCCTGAATCGGGAACGAGACATCCTGGCTGCTGAACGTGACCGTCTGCGGGTTGAATGGGTGGAAGTGAACGGGACCGTGCCTGACATTGCGCAGACATGCCCGACCTGCGGACAGGCATTGCCTGCGGAACTGGTGCAGGAGGCGCAGGAGAATTTTAATGTTTCCAAATCTGAACGGTTGTCGGATATTGCGGCCAAGGGTGCCAAAGCCGCTCAGGACGTCGAGAAAATGGAGAAAAAAGCGGCACGCTTGCGCGAGGACCTGGATACATGTGAGCGTGCCGCCAAGGCGGCAGCCGCAGCCTATGATATGGTGATCGCGGAAAAGCCTCCTGTAACACAGATGGGACTTTTCGCGGAACTGGATGCGGAGGAAACGAATCTGAAAGCCAAGGCTGAAGAATTGCGGCAGGCAATCCAGGCCAGCGCCCAAGCGGCCGAACAGGTTGTTCAGGAAAAGCGCCAGAAACTGGCAGACATGCAGGCCCAATCCGATGCAATGACCTCACGGCTGGCTGAAATCGACCGCAACGCGGCGCTCGAAACCCGTATCCAGGAGCTTGAAGCAGAACAGCGTGACACTCTTCATCAATTGGAGGAAGCGGAGCGCGGGCTGTCTATGTGCGAGGAATATACCCGCACGCTGGTGACACTTCTGACCGAGCGCGTCAACAAGCATTTTCCCACGGTGCGCTTCAAACTGTTTGAGCAGCAGAAAAACGGCGGTCTGCGAGAGGTCTGCGAGGCAATGGTGGACGGTGTTCCATACGGTGCTCTGAATACCGCGTCCAAAATGCAGGCGAACGTGGAGATCGTGCAGGCATTCAGCCGGGCGGCGGACATTTCGCTGCCGCTGTTCCTGGATAACCGTGAGAGCGTTACCGATTTAACACTGCCGGATGAAATGCAGGTCATCAATTTGAATGTGATCCCCGGCGAAAAACTGGGGCTGAAAGGGGATTAAAGTATCATGGCGGAAAATAACGGAATTGCAAAAATGCCGGATTATCGCACTATCGTACAGAAAACAGGGGCCGCATACATCCCATTGGTGGAAAAACAGATTTCCAATGGTGGTTCGGTGGACCTTTATCAACATCTATGCATGGAAAACGCGCTGACAATGATGCACGAAACAGCCGTTGGAGCGGGCCTTGAGGGAATCTCCGCGCTTCAAAAAAGTGAAATCATGCAAATTTTGCAGCAGGTGGCTACGCTCCGCTTGAACGCATTTTCGAGACCGCGGGAATGTTATTTCCAGACGCGCAAGAAAAAGCAGCCGGATGGGAACTGGACAACCTCCATCGAAATGGGCATTGAGGGAGATGGCAACGACGTCATTCTGAGAAACTTTGGCCATGGCGTCGAAGAGGTATATCCATATTGGGATGTTCATGTAGATGATGAATTTACTTATCCCGTACACCACGGAATCGACGTAGAGCCGCCCACCTGGAAACGCTGCGGCACTGGAAAATATGCCCGCGTCGTCTATCCTGTACGCTTCACGGACGGCACCGTGCGCTATTTCATCAGTGAGCGCGCTGAAGTCCGTGCGAACTTGGTCGCCCATATCAACAACAACATGATGAACGAAACCTTCGGCATTGCAGAAAGCCGTTACAAGGCCACGCTACAGCAGAAACAGCAAATTGATGCGCGTAAGTCCGAGCTGAAAGCTCTGATGGATGGAAGGGACATCGACGAGATCCTCGACATTCCTGAACTGAAGCCATACATTTCCCCCGCTTGGATGGAGGGGAGCCGTGAGCGGATGATTTTGCGTAAAATGCGCAACAATGCGGTCAAGCCTATCCCGAAGGATTTTGCAAATGAACTTTCCTTGTCCGCCTACTACAAAAGCATGGCGGTATCGGAATCCGACAACACCATCGACGCCGAATATCGTGAAATTCCTGATATGGATGCTCTCCCATCCGGCCCGCAAGAAGTAGAAATGCCGCCTGCGGCACCGCCCCGCTCCGAGCCTGCACCTGCACCAGTGGAGCCAACCAGCAAAGTAGAGCAGGCGGCCCCGGCGGCTCCGCCCGTTACCACCGCTCCGTTTTAACGGTGAGGCTGTATGGAAATAAAGACACTGGCCAGCGGTAGCACAGGCAATGCATATCTGGTGGGCGATGGAACCACCACACTCCTGTTGGAATGCGGTATCTCAATGCGTGAGCTGATGCGACGGAGCCGCTTCACACTCTCCCGGGTAGACGCCTGTCTCATCACACACGAGCATGGCGACCATGCACGGGCGGTTCACGACGTGATGGCACGCGGCATCCCGGTTTACTGCAGCGAGGGGACGGCTGCCAAGCTTGGAATCTCCGGAGCCGCCGGTTGCAATTCAAAAATTTTGCATATTCATCGCTTCGATATCGGCACCATCGCCGTGCTGCCCTTTTCCATGTATCACGATGCCGCCGAGCCATTGGGGTGGTTACTGGAATCCTTTCACACCGGTGAGCGACTAGTTTTTTTGACGGACACAAGCCGAGCTGAATATGTTTTCCCTCCACTCGACCACATCCTGATTGAGTGCAACCACATGGGCGCCGAAAGCATGGTGGATACCAACGCATATCAAGCACAGCGCGTAATCGACAACCACCTGAGTTTACAGGAGTGTATCGCTTTTCTAACACACCAGGACTTGAGCCGCGTGCAGGACATCCGATTGCTCCATATAAGCCGCAGGCACGGCGACCCCGACGCTATGCGCCGGGCCGTCGCCGCGGCCACCGGAAAAAGAATCATCATTGCAGAGGAGGAAATATAATATGGCATACATTGAGCACGATCAGTTGGACGCCCAACTGAAAAAATTAGAGAATGTCTGCGCCGAAAATGGGTTTACGTATAAATTTCTTCGGGACAAGTATCCGGTCCGCATCATCATAACGCCGGACGGTACCATGGATGGCCAGATGAGCATGTTGGACAACCCTGTGGGATATAACACCAAAGGCTCCGCACTGGCATTTGTTTTTGTGGATGGCGATGTATATCTCAACCCGGGAAAAGAGGGGGGCCTGTCTCTGAGTAAGCGCCTGCAGAACAAACTGCGCACCATCGCAGAAAAGGTATATTTCAATTACCTGAAGGTTTTCTTCATCGACACTTTGGAAGCAAAAAAAATGGCGGATAAGCTGCACAATTCCGATGCGGATGAATCCCACACGCAGGACCCCGAATTTGAGGCCATAGGAGACGGGGAAATTCTTGCCGATGAGAATGTCGAAGCCAATGGGAACAGCGCTCCTACGGCCGCACAGGCGGATGCAGCGGACGAT